AGAGAATTACACGCATGGTTAACTGGTATTGGTTTTCCTAAAAGTAGAAAACAGTTTACAGAATTTCGTTCTACATCTAATACACCAACTGGAACAAATGCAGTACCAAGAACAGATGCTGGTGCAGTAGGAAGAACAACCAGTGATAGGTCTATGTTTTCTGATGCAACATTAACTATTCTCTCAAATAAAAATAATCCAATCGTAGAAGTGCGTTTTGCAGATTTATATCCAACATCAATTAGTTCTTTAGAGTTTAATCAAGGACAAACTGATGTTGAGTATTTAACTGTTCAAGCAACTTTTACTTACAAATTATATGAAATCCATGCACTATAAATAATACAAAGGATATATTATGACACTTGATGAATTGAAAATGGAAGTGTATCTTGCACTTAAAGTAAATGATGAAAGACTTGACACAGAAGCTCTCAAGAACCAAGAACTCTACGCAAAATATCTAGACCATAAATCACGATTTGAATTACTCTTACACAAAGCAAAGGGTGATTACAAAAAGATGTATCGTGAGAAATGGGAATACTATGGTGGTAAAGCTGATGCAAAAGTCTATGTTACTAAACCATTTGACCTCAAAGTATTAAAAAGTGATTTAAGTGTTTACATAGAATCAGATGATGATATTATACAATGTGAACATAAAGTAGCATATCTCGAAACAGTTGTCAAATATATTGATGGTGTTCTCAGGTCAATTAATAGTCGTGGTTGGGATATTAAAAACGCAATTGACTGGAAAAAGTTTGAAGCAGGAATGATGTAACATGACTCATATAACTAAAAATAACACCTTATTTCCAACAGTTATTAGTGAGTTTGAATACATTGCAGACAAACATTTAATTGATGCAATACAAAATGAAGATTTAATTGATAACAAAGTAATATATCATACAAGAGCATCTAAAGATAATGAGCTGCATAAAAAAAATGAATATAAAGATTTAGTAAATAAAATACTAGAAACAACAAAAGAAGTTTGTCATTTATATGATTACGAGTATAAGTCTTTAGAAATAACAAATCTATGGATTAACATTTCACAAAAGGGTGATTGTCATTCTCCACATACTCATTCTAATAATATTTTTTCTGGAGTGTGGTATCCATTTTCAGGTAAATATGCAACACCTATAATGTTTAGTGACCCCAGACCAACACAAGGTCATTTTTCGCCCAAAGGAAAAATAAATGAGTATACAACTACTCTTATGTCATTTCAAAATAAAAAAAATTTAGGACTTATATTTCCATCTTGGTTAACGCATTACGTTCCACCAGCTCTTAGTACCAGAATAAGTTTATCTTGGAATATAATAGTTAGAGGTGAATACGGAAATTCAAATGACTTACAAAATGCACATATCTAAAGTAAACGAGGTTCATCTTAAGGTAGAAACAGAACCAAGTATCGCAAGAGAACTTGCAGATTACTTTACCTTTGAAGTACCTGGCCATAAGTTTATGCCAGCATATCGTAATAAGATATGGGACGGTAAGATAAGATTGTTTTCAGTTGCAACTGGTAGAATATATGTTGGGTTACTAGGATACCTCAAAAAGTTTTGTGATAGGAATGATATACAAATAAATATAGATGAAGGAGTTGAAGATGTTAAAGAAATTGGTAGAAAAGTTGTGGAGGGATTTATTAAATCTCTTAAACCCAAATCCAAAGGTAAATCTATTAAGTTGCGTGATTACCAAATTGATGCTGTGGAGTATGCTCTTAAGTCACATAGGGCTCTTCTTGTTTCTCCTACTGCTTCAGGTAAATCGTTAATCATATATTCTTTAGTTCGTTATTATAAGATGATGGAACTTAAGACTTTGATATTAGTTCCCACTACTTCTTTAGTAGAACAGATGTATTCTGACTTTGAAGATTATGGTTGGAGTTCTGGAACATACTGTCAAAAGATTTATCAAGGACACGAAAAGAAAGTAACTAAAGATGTAGTGATATCAACTTGGCAATCTATTTACAAAATGCCTAAAAAATACTTTGAACAGTTTGGGTGCGTAATCGGTGATGAAGCTCATTTGTTTAAATCTAAATCACTGACAAACATAATGACAAAATTACATTTATGTAAATACAGATTTGGTTTAACAGGTACACTAGACGGAACGCAAACACATAGATTAGTTTTAGAAGGTTTGTTTGGTGAAGTAGAAAAGGTTGTTACAACAAAAGAATTGATAGATAACAAAACACTTGCAAACTTAAATATAGAATGTATTGTATTAAAACATAAAGAAGAAGATTGTAAATTAGTAAAGGATTATACATATGCAGAAGAAATCAATCATTTGGTATTACAGCCTGATAGGAATAATTTTATTAGTCGCCTTTGTTCTTCACTTCAAGGTAATACACTTTGCCTCTATCAACTGGTGGAAAAACATGGTACTGCCCTTTATGCTTTGATGAAAGACTTTGATAGAAAAGTATTCTTTGTACATGGTGGAACAGATGCAAAGACAAGAGATGATATAAGAGGAATAGTAGAAAAGGAAAAGAATGCAATTATTATCGCATCATATGGTACATTTAGCACTGGTATTAATATTAGGAATATCAACAATGTCGTGTTCAGTTCACCCTCCAAGAGTAGAATACGGATACTCCAAAGTATTGGAAGGGGACTCAGGAGGAGTGAAATTAAAAGTACCATTCGATTGTTCGATTTGTCAGATGATTTATCGTACAAATCTAAAATGAACTTTACTCTGAACCACTTTAATGAAAGACTAAATATCTATAACGAAGAACAATTCAACTATAAGATAGATAGGATAAAACTATGAGTAGTTATCAAATAATCAAATTGAAGAATGGTGAAGATTTAATATGTAATGTATTAGATAATGAAAATGGTAGATTAAAAGTTTCATCTCCACTTAAAATGGAAACTGTCAATCGTATATCTAAAAAAGGTTTAACAGAATCTTTAGCTCTTACAAGATGGATACAACCTTATTCTGATGAAGACCACTTCTTTATAGAATCTAATTCAATAATTATTATGACACCAGCATCAGTAGGTATGACACGATATTATGAATATGTACTAAAGAGCTATGATGGTCTAGTATTAAAAAGTGCAAAAGAAGAAACAGTGCAAAAAATAAGAAGTGAAAAACAAAAGAGTAGTAAATTAGAAATAGATGATGATATGTTAGAATCAGAATTAAAAGATTACTTATTTAATGATAAGAAGACCATACATTAATATATCTCACCGAACCTCAAGGATTAGTTTACTAATGTTTTATCAATCTGTCAAGTAAAAAATAATATTTGACAAATGCAGAGTTTTCTTGTATTATAATAGAAAAGTTTGTGAAAGGTGTTAAATGGCAAAAAGAAAAAGTACAGCTGCACACTATGTCGATAATAAAGTATTTCTTCAGGCTATGAAGGAATGGAGAGAACAGTGTGAAGAAGCAGAACAAACTGGTGAGGAAAAACCAAGAGTATCAAATTACATAGGTGAATGTTTTTTAAAGATTGCAAATGGTCTTTCTCATAAACCTAACTTTATGAACTATACATTTAAAGATGATATGGTTTCTGATGGTATAGAAAATTGTCTACAATATATACACAATTTTAATCCAGAGAAATCAAAGAACCCATTTGCATATTTTACACAAATAATATACTATGCGTTTATACGAAGAATACAAAGAGAAAAGAAACAAACTCATGTGAAACATAGATTGATTGAGAAAGTAGATTACAGAGCCTTTGTAACTATGGAAGGAGATGAAAATTCTTATAGTGTTAGTGGTTTTGACCCAACAATTATGTTACCAGATGAAGCAGTATATAAACCAAAGAAGAAAGTCAAAGTAGACAAACCTTCTGGACTAGAAAATTTTATGGATAAAAAGAGTGAAGATAGCGATAATAACTGATACACATTTCGGTGCAAGAAACGATAGTGTGCAGTATGATGAATATTTCTACCAATTTTATGAGGGACAGTTCTTTCCTTATTTACAGAAACATAATATCAAAACTGTTATACATCTAGGAGATGTATTAGACAGACGAAAGTTTGTATCCTATCGTATTGCAAAGAACTTTAGAGAAAGATTTATATTACCATTTCAAGCTCTAGATATAGAACTACACGCATTGGTTGGTAATCACGATATCTTTTATAAGAATACAAATGATGTAAACTCATTACAAGAATTGATTAACGATAGATATAAAAAGATACATCTATATCCAGAAGCACAAGAAGTAACCTTTGATGGATTACCTATTTTGTTTATGCCTTGGATTAATAGTCAAAATTATATCTATTCAATGGGTATGATAGATGAAACAAAGGCTCAGATATGTATGGGTCATTTAGATATCAATGGTTTCAAAATGAACAAGACTTCGATTATGTCTGAACATGGATATGATAAAACTACATTTAGAAAGTTTGATACAGTGATGAGTGGACACTTTCATCACAAGTCAGATGATGGACAGATATTTTATCTGGGAACACCTTACGAAATATATTGGAATGATTATGATGACCCAAAAGGTTTTCATATATTCGATACTGAAACAAGACAGCTTGATAGGGTAATAAATCCCTTGACAATCTTTGATAAAAT